ATGGTTACAGAGACCCTAAAAAATAGGGTCTTTTTTGTGTCCGCAAAAACGGAAATTTTGGGAAATGTCCGTGATAAAGGCAAGTATTTTGCTATCGAATTTTGAAAAAACGCTATTTTTTTGAAATTCGGGCAACAAAAAAAGCCCAGCAGACCGCTGGGTTAAAATCAAATAGGCTCTTTTGTAAGTTTATAGCGTGTGCCGTTGATTGTGACTTCAATACCTTCAATTGCTACTTCTATCTTATCAGTCTTAGCGACATCTGTGACGGTCTGTTGATCGTACTTAGCAAGCGACCCGTTTTCCGACTCAATAGCTTTCAGACGACTTGAAGCTCCGACAATATAGCTATCAAAACCACTGGCAGCGTAGTCATAGACTGCACCACCAACCTTAAACATTCCCTTCACGGCTTCAGAGAATGTCTTGGCTCCGCTGACCTTGTAAGAACCGCCTGAACGTAGCAGGTAGAACCAATCTGTAAGAAAGTCATCTACAGAGGCATAGTGCATATAGTGACCACCTTCATTTGATGGACGTGCTGAACCCTGTGTGACAGTCACACCGCTTGGACGGTTGCCTTGACCTGCCCAGGTCATACCGCCCCAGTTGTTGTCAGCCTTACCTACGGCTGAAGTTCCCCAAAGGCCTTCATAGTGCAGAATGGTCAAAGCATAGCTTGGAAGGATATCATGTTTCTTACAGTTAGCAAGAATCTTATCTAGCACAGCTTTCTTCAGGACGGCACCGTTGAAAGAGAGGTCTCCGTCTTCTTTAAATTGAACCGTCTGTGGTTCATTTTTGACCGTCTCAGACGGTTTTTCCTTAGCTTTGAGCAATTTATTGGCTATGGCTTGAACAGGCTCATAGCGTGGTCCTAGTGACCGTTTTCGGTCCTCTCCAACCCCATGCTTACCTGCTAAGACCTCCCTAGCAAGCTCCTCATCAGTCTTCTCACTTGCCGTAGCCTTGCCATTAATGACTGCCATGACAGGCTCATATTGATTGCCCAAACTTGCTTTGCGGGCATCTCCGTTACCATGTACCCCAGCCAAAGTCTCCTTAACAAGCTGATCCAGTGATTTGTTGGAGGTACTGGGTTGGTTTGCTGGACGGTATAGATAGCAATACATACCACGATGCACTTGATTATAATTATCAATGGTAATTCCGTTACGTGCATAGTTACAATGTATCACATTAACATTATCCACAAAGATAACGACGTGACCGCCTGCTCCGCTCGAATAGCCACGTTTACCCAAAATACAAACGTCATGTCTTTGAGCGTTAAATGGTTTATTTTCAGCAACCAAAACATATCCGTTACGTATCAACCAGTCATGCATATACTCAGTGTTAACCGCCCAACCTGCAGAAATTGCACCACCCGCCATTAGCGCATAATATACAGCACTAGAGCAGTCATAACTATTCGGACCGTTACGATAGTCCATTGAGTAAGAGACCTTGCCGACACGGTCGCTCATCCAACGAATGGATGTTTCAAGATTGATTGTCATGATTTCCTCCTTCTTCGAGATAAAAAGGAGCTAGTACCCACAAAAAAGGTGTCAGAGCTCCCAAAACAATAATAATCAAGATTGCTTTGATTAGTTTCATTTATTCTTCCCAATAAGCTTTTCGAAAGCAGCCGTCACGTTTTCGAATATTGAGGTGTCACCCTTGGCTTTGCCGTAGTTCTCGACCAAGCTCTTAAAGGTCAAGATGAGATAGCCAACGTAGATTGTATAGAGAAATGCCACACCCGTCTGCTCGGGCAAAAGCACTGACATCGGAATCAATACAGTAAGTAAGATGATTCCCATCATTTTACGGATAAGACCATTGATGCCAATTTTAGATTTGTACTCAATATCAGGATTGATCATAGCAGCAAAGGTACCTGACAGAAAATCAACAATTTCCATGGTAACAATGAGCCCAAGTAAAAAGAGGACAAGTCCGTCCTCGGTTGCGATGAGTGCACGTAGAAAATCAAACATCCCATGTGGATGCGGTTGGATAGTTAGAAAATACATTGATACTCCTTTATTAGTTTTGATTTACATAGCCCAAGCGACTTGGCTTTGGGCTATTCTTTCTGCGTGTTCGATTGGCATAGGCTATCCCTCGCTAATCAGTTCAGCCAAGATTTCCTCATCTTCAACCATCTTTGTGAGATAAGCCTTAATTTTATTTTTGATAGTGTCTGAAAAAGGCAAATCTTTATATTTAATATTTCCTTCAAAAATTTCAATTGCGTAAAGTTTAATCATCATATCCATTCTCCAATCTTTATTTTTAAATAACTTCCAAGGTCTCTTCGACAACTTCATCATCAAATAGACCAGTTTGCAATAAATCTTCATCCGTAAGCAACCCCTTCCCATACAATGTCGTAACGACCTGCAAGAATGCAACACGAGATGATGCAGACAACGTTACCTGCGATTTAACCTTTTCAAGATTCTTTGTAGCTTCTTCGGTGATATCATCAATCTTGGCAAGACGCTTACCGATTTCATTGAATTTCTCATCTTCTGCTCTATTCGGGAAATTATCCTGATAGATTTTCTCGAGTGCTAACTCAAATAGTTCTGCATCTGACTTATCAATAGCTTCTTTATCGAAATAGATGGGATACATAGCTCCCTCATCATTGATAAGTAATACTCTAGTTTTCGGATGTTCCCCTTGCGTATATTCCAACGATTTGTTTCCAAATTTTAACCTCATAACTATTCCTTTCTATGCTGGATATGGGTCATTAGTGATGTATGTAATCGTGCCAGTATATACATGAGCACCCCCACTCCCATTTGTTAACCTAATTTTTCCATCAGATGAAAAATGCAATACAGATGGTGATTTTGTAAAGCCACCTACATTCGGTGCCATAAGCATGTGCGTCTCAACGGTTGGACGATACCCTGACGGGATAATCTCAACCATCTGACTATACTCAAAGACATCAATGTTGGTAATGCGACGATTAAGCGTGATGGTAACCAGGCTATCCTTACGAGTCAATGTCGCGTTAAGTCCATACGGAAATCCCATCGTCAATGTCTTTAATGGTTTCTCTTGTAGCATTGGATGATTGGTTGTGGCATATTCGACCCACGGTGTCCATGTGCCGCCGTGTCGTGTCCGGGTAAACATTCGACCCGTACCTTTTTGGATTGCATTTTGCGATAGATAATTATCTGATTCCGAGTACACCGCAACATAAAATTCACTTCGGTCACTTCCAACAACAGGTCCATTTACAGGTTCGTTACATGCAAAAAACTCATTGATGGTTTTTGTATTTAAATCAAGTGTCCCAGGTGCATTATATGGTGAGCGACCCGCATTGCTCGTCAACTGATGTTGCTGGATTGGCTTACCATTCAAGTAATATCCACCAGTTGACTCTATAGACCCCTTGGGGAGGTTGGTATCTACGATTTTACCGACCGCAAAGCGGTTGCCCTTCTCATAGCTGAATACTACCGCTTCGGTCGAAACTTTGATTTTAAACTCCGAACGAGTGAACTTGTCTTCAAGTATTCCTATGACATCCCACGACTTATCAGAAGAATAAGTACCTGATAGATTGGCCAGTGAATTTGTTAGGCTCGCCAAAGTCGTAAAAGTACCAGATGCCGGACCGTTGTCTGTCGTGTAATTATTGCTATCTGCTGGAGCTACACGAAAAGTTAAAGTCATTATGTTTCGCTGACTGCCACCTACCGTCAGCGGAGCTATACGAGCGTTTCTGAGAATAGAGAATGTGCTTGAGGTTGCCCCTGAACGTTCCACGCTAAAGTTTAAAGCTGGTGCAAAATATTCCAATACTGTCACAGTTCGCTCTATCGTGTTACTTGTCCGCCCACGACTGTCTGTTACCCTTGCTCGTATAGTAACCTGACCATGATAGTTCATAATTCCTAAGCTACCACCATTTTGACTAGTAGACTGGTTCTTGCCGACTATCTCTGCGTGATAACTTGTGATTGTCGAGCCGTATGCCCCTGTTGCTTGTCCGAAATGTACAGCGATATTCGAAACGATTTGTACAAACTGTTGTTCTCCTGGAATCAGCGTCCTAGCTGCAGTATTTCCGTCTACCAGTGTGAAACCAGTCAAACTGGGCTTGATACTATCTGGAACGCTTGCTGTAAAGGCAGTTGACTGCGTACCTGTTTTCGTCGAACCTGAGTAGGTATCAACGTAGATAGTACCAGTCCCACTTGTCGAATCTGGGATGTCGTTAGCAAAATCAATGGGAATAGTCCAAGTTGTAGACGTATCTACATTGGTTGCGATTGTCTCTGATTTATTTCCCCAAACATAGCGTACTGTATGTTTAAAACTGGAACTTTGACGGTTGATGTTGATAGTAAGTGCACTACCAATAACACCAGAGCTGACGCCGACAGAGCTGGAACGTGGGATAGTGGTCAAGCCTAAATTTCCGCTAGTGATTATCCTTCCATGAATGCCATTGTTCGGATCGAAATTAGCGGAAATAGAAACTGATTTTGAGCCATCAGCATTGTGACTAATTGTACGACTGCCACTAGCTAACTGCACCTCTTCCCCGCTTGTGGCCCAACGTGGATTTGACGAATGTACTTGCACTCCGTCTATTGTTACAACAAGTGTTGAGTCGCCTGATTGGTTATATGTGTAGTAATTGCCTGTTCTGGAAACAGTCACACGCCAATTAACCGTCGAACTATTAGACGGAATGTTCTGATCAGCTTGGTCAATATACACATTCAAATGTAAGCTGTTGCTTGTGTTGGAATATCTAGCCATCCTATCCTCCTACGTATCGTTTAACATTGATGTCTGGGTTGTTATGATACTGTTCTTCTCTAAAACGTCCAATTTGAACCGTCTTTGAAAAGATACCGTTGTCAATGTGGATAACCCCTTTATCCACATACATGACTGGAGTACCACTCGAAAACATCGTGATACGTCCATCTGGGCTAAACAACATGCTGGAGCTACCGTCTGCCTTACCTAGTGACAAACCATCGTTTGAGACCTGCATAAAGGTATCTACCGCATTCCAGCGCTGTGCTTGGTCTCCTAGGTTTGTCTCAATTTTTATGACACGCTGTAAGTGGGTTATCAGGTCCTTTTCAACTTTGGCCCATGTAGCTTCGTCGGCTGCTTTCATATCTTTGATTTGTTTCAAGATATTGTTTACAGTGTCCAGACTAGCTTTGGCTTCCAGCTCCGCTCGGATGATACCTGCCCGCTCGTTTATTAAATTGAGTTGCTCTTGGGTAAATGCTTGGTCCGCTTTGGCGTCAATGCCTGCTTGTATATCTTCAGGAGCGGGCGACCAGTCTGTCGCAAGTGTACCAGTCTCAAGTTTAAAACCTCCAAAAAACAAAAAACTCGTTGTGTTAGTTCTTTCTAATCTCGGAACAATTATGCCATCAGAAGCTATTTTAATGGTGATGGAGTAGCGCTGATAATCAGTTGAAATTCCAATATTTTTATTATTAGGATGACCCTGTGCGGGTGTTCCTGTTGCGCTATGAGAAAGATAAAACATAACCGCATCATTTTCAGAATCACTCTTGGCATAAAAGCTGAATGTATATATTTCCCCGGATTTCACATAAATGCTCTGTGACTTGCCTAACCAAGCAGTTTTTGTTCTATGAATATGAACACCTTTATATTCTTCGAAAAACACACCATTACCATTGTTAAACCAAACACCCGAAAAATCTCGACTTCCTTTAAACAAATTTCGCCCACCAACCTCAATCTTCGCCCACCTATCTGCCCAGCGATACTTTGTCTTATCCGTGCTATCAGCTTGTGTGTAATCTGAGTAATGCCCGATATATCGCTGACCATTATCTGATGTGGTCAGACCTGCACCGTCCGCACTATCCGAGTAAGCCCAATGCACTACGGGCGTTTGACCATTATCGCCTTGCGGTCCTTTAATATTCCCTACTAGCGCTCCAGCTGTGTACGACGGAGGAGTACTAGTTGGATTCAATGCAATAATAGGATACATTTTTCCAGACGGTGCTATAACTATTGACCCTATTGGAGGGAGATTGGCAGGGTTTGCGGTAGGTGTCAAATCGGATAAATAAATACCGGATTGGTTGGCACTCATTTCATATATTGAGGTATAAACCTTATTTCCATCACGCCCAGCGACACCATCATTGCCAGGGTCTCCTTTTTCGCCTTTGGGTCCAGGAGTCAATTCAATTTTTTTCAAGTCATCTTTAGTAGCAACGTCCGTAAAATCAATCTGAACCCGCTTAGCGTTTAATATAACTTCGCCAACCTCATTAACATACAAAATATCCCTATCTCCAGAGGAGATGCGAAAACGCCGAACATCGATATGATTACCACTCAGATTATTAACATTGACGTTCCCTAAATTTTGGTCACTGATTGGAATCAATTCCCAATCCACACCGGACCATTGCTTCAATACGACAGAATTTTCAAGAGGTTCATACCACAAATCACCGACATTAGCATTTTCTGGTCTGTCGATTCCACGATAAATCGTGTTCTTCCCGTTTGCAGCGACCTGCACCATGTTACTAGTTTCTATCTTTACGTCTTCGAGTTGTTGCTCGATGCTTCTCTGTTGGTTGATAGAGTTGTTACTACTTCTAGACTCAAACTGTCCAGCCTCAATCCTCAACAAGCTACCTGCCAAACTGTCATACTCATAACGGATTACCTTAGCTTCTACATAGAACCCATCCTCATCATGACTGACCGTTACCGTATCGCCAATTCGAACAGTTTCAAGGTTTTGGAAATCAGCATATTCCTTAGTTTTTGACAATTCAACAAAGTCGACCTCATAGGAGCATGTGGGAACATCAATAATGCCAAATTGCTCCTTGATTAAGGCACGCATTTTGGTATAGGCTTCATTCAGAGGAATAGCATCTTTGGCATCTGCATTTTCACCAACTGCAGCCTTTACATCAACCTCAACTTTACCAATTCTTGGAAAAGGATAATCACTAATCCGAGGACTATCAACATATTTTTCTGGCAACAAAAGTCCATCAAAACCAATAGGCATGATACGAGTGATGACCGATTTGTCATCAATGTTAGCAGTATAGCCTTTGAGGTTCTTCTTGTGACGGATTTTAAAACCTCTATTTTCTCCAATTGCTCGATTAAAATAGACCTTAAAATTATCACGAAGAATCTCACCGCCAAACCGATTGACAAAGGAATTATCCAACGACGTATTCAGCAAAATCTCTACACAGTTCTTACGAACTACCCTAGACCCTGCCACCGTGGAAATATCACTAAAGAAAGTAAAAGGATGACGGTACTGTGTATTCTGAGACAATTGTTGCAACCATGCTTGACCACTCTTAGATACAATATTGGTATCCTCTATAAAGTTGAAAGCTAAGTCATAGAAAATATGAAAAGCATGGATTTCCAACATTCCCATCGACGGCTTAGACTGGTAAATTCGAAACAACTGGTCGCCATTTGGAGTGGGAGCCTTGATGATCATCCCATTGCGAATCGACTTGCCAAATTTTGCCCAAAGTGGATATTGAGCTGTCAAAGTATACAGATTGTTTAACTCCTCTTCAACATGACACTTTTTCAAGTCATTATCTAATATCCCTAATCCATTATGTTCAAAAAGACTTTCATCAGCCGCATACAAACAAATCATATATACCGCCACCTCCCTTCGCAAATAACCTTAGTGATATTTCCTGACCAGGATACTCTATTGGTACCAGGCACAAATTCGGGGAATTCGCCAACCATATTTCGATTCATATCTACATTCCCTCTATAAGCATTCTGTAAATCGCTATCAAGTTCGATATAGTCGCCAACATCGCGCAAAATAATGGACTTGCCATTCACCGTCAACGTGCCAGAACCAAATACCTTCAGATAAGGCTTGGAGCGATAAGTCCCTATATTTTGAAAAGATTGACCATTTACCAATGAAACACTACTGTTCAAAGCATATTGAAAAGGATCACACTCAAACGTAACTGTGAACCGACCATACTCTGCCACCTCGTTCTCAATGTCTGAAAACTGGATTTTTTTGATTTTGTAATACACATCATCATCCGAAAAACGCAAAGTCTTTTTCCCGACAAAGAAACCCTTGACAGTCCTTACTAGACTCTTGATATTGACCTCTTCCAGCATGTTGTATTCACATTCAATTGGGATATTCTTGTACCCCAACTCCCTCGTCAATGAACCATCCCTACCTGGAATAGAAATATCTTCATACTCCATTTCTGGGCTAGGAATAACAGGTCGAGTTGCTAAACAACACTTCAAACTATCTGGAAATGAGCCGTCTAATAACGTTTTAAGCATAAGTCTCCTTTCAAAAAAATTAGAAGTGCTCAGATTCATCCTCTCAGCACTTCCTTTTTAAGCAACACCTCCCGTAGAGAAATTACGGATATCGCTCTTGTCAGCAATCCACTTATCCACCTTATCAAAAAAGTGGTCTGTACCGTAATCACTATCAACAGTGGCATTCATTGTCACGTAGTTAGTGACATGGACAGTATCGCCCACCATGCCACTCGCCTTCGCTTGGGCTTGACCAATTTTACCTAGCACCTTATCAGTTAACGGCAAAATAGCCTCTGGTCCAGCTTCTCCTCCAACCATTAGATTGTTTCCGTTTCGACCAAACGCAACAGGATCAGTCATAATACCACCAGATTTGTACCATTCAATGCTAAAGTGAGGCACTCTAGGCGGAGCAAGACTAAAACTACCGCTAACACTTAGGTGCGGAAGTTTGATTTTAGGTAAACTCCAAGAAAAGTTGAAGAAACTCTTCATGGTATTAATAGCATTTCCGACAGCATCCTTAGCACCATTAATGGCACGACTAATTGCGTCTCGTATGCCGTTGAAAATATTAACAGCACTATTCTTAGCAGCATTAAATCCGTTGGCAATCGAATTACGTACATTATCGACGACTTGGGTAATGTTTGCTTTGATACCATTCCAAATACTAGAAATTTGAGAGCTTATATTGCTCCAAATTTGAGCAGTCGTACTTGATACAGCAGTCCAAGCTTCTGAAATTTTAGACCTAATGCTGTTCCAAATTTCGGTAACTTTACCAGAAATAGCAGTCCAGACACCAGTTAGGTATCCTGAGATTTGAGTCCAAATTTCGATAACTTTACTAGAAACGGCTGTCCAGGTGTCTTCCATCCATTTTTTGATAGCAGACCAAACTTCTGTGACCTTGCTTGAAATAGCGGTCCAGACACCAGTAAGATAGCTACTAATAGCATCCCAAACACTTGAAACAGCATTTTTGATGCTGTCCCATAGTTGAGAAAACCATGTAGCAAGCCCTGTCCAAAATTCCTGAGTAAATGCCCAGAATATCTCCCATGCCAATCGTAGAGGTGTTTCAATAGCAAGCCATGCGATGTTAAAAGCCTCTTTTACCAACAGCCACGCAAATGTAAAGATGTTAACTAATCCATCCCATAGTACTTTAGCGCCCTCCATAAAAGATGTCCACGTTTCCGATAACCATGTAGTTAATTCTGTCCACAACTGGACTGTGGCTTCTTTTACACTTGCCCACTTCTCCGCAAACCATTCTCCTATTGGGGCGAAAAATTCTTTAATCTTTTCCCAGGCTTGTCCAACCCATGCGACAATCTCATCCCAATACATGACGACAACTGCCACCAAGGCTACTAGTGCAGCTCCTATCAATACAGGCCACGATAGAATCGCGGAAACTATTCCTCCCAATGCAGGTAACAAAGTCCCTGTTATCCAAGGTATAACACCTGCAAGTGCTCCACCTTGTGCGAATAGACCAGCAATAGAGCCTATCCCAGTTGCTATCTGTCCGATAAAAATCAATAACGGTCCTAGTGCAGCAATGATGCTACCAATAACCACAATGACTTGCTGCATTGGTTTTGGCAAATCAGCAAACCCTTTGGCAAGATTTGCTAAAAAATCAAAAACAGGTTCTAACGCATCCAGTACATCTGCGGCAGCGTCCATCAATGGGCCACCAAATTCAACTGCAATATCCACTAGTCTATTCTTGACGATTGATAGTTTACTTTGGAACGTTTCATATCGCTTCTGAGCTTCTTCTGACAAAGCAATATTTTCTGTCCACGCTTCACCAGATTTTCTAAATGCAGTTTCTAGTAGTTCGCCTGCACCTGCTAAACGCTGCATTGCATCAATTTCGTTAACGGATTCAAGCCCAAGGTCTTTCAAAGTACCTGTGACATTTCCTCCTTCGTCCTTGATTCTTCCCAAGCCTTTTATCAGTGTTACAATAGCATCCTGTGGTCTTTCTTGCCACATAACGGCAAAGTCTTCTGCACTCTGTCCTGCTACGTCCGCAAAACTAGTCAAGGCTTCTCCGCCTTCAAGAACGGCTGTATTGACTTTTTGCATGACACGACTCATTGCAGAACCACCAGCCTCTGCATTGATTCCAACAGATGACATAGCGGCAGCTAGACCCATGATTTGAGCTTCAGTCAGACCTACAAGATTACCCGTACCAGCTAGACGCAATCCCATCTCCAAAATCTCTGATTCGGTTGTCGCAAAATTGTTACCCAAGGAAACAATCGTCGACCCTAATTCATCAAATTTATCCTGAGGCATCTGCGTGATGTTTGCCAAGCGTGCCATAGAATTAGCTGCCTCTTCGGCTGACAAGTTGGTGGATTGCCCCATGTCAATCATGACACGGGTAAAGTCTAAGACATTCTCCGTCTTAATCCCTAATTGCCCTGCAGCTTCTGCTACGGCAGAAATTTCTGTCGTACTCGCAGGAATTTCCTTTGCCATGTTGCGAATGCCATTCCGTAAGTCATCATAGCTAATAATGACCTTGCCATTCGCGTCAACAACTTCGTCATTTGTCTTCATGACCCCTGCAAAGGCTGATTCAAAATCACTTGCCGCCTTAATGGCAACACCCGCACCAGCTACAATCGGAACAGTCAGCCCCATTGTCAATCCTTGACCAACAGAGGTTAATTTACTACCTAAACTCTTTGCCTTATCAGCAAATCGACCAAGAGAGTCGTCAGCTTTCTTAGCCTCGTTGGCATAATCTTGAAAAGCCTTCTTTGATTCAAGCAGTTCTTTTTCTAGCTTGTCCACTTCACGACTATTCTCACCGTACTCAGCTTTGGCAATCTCTAACTGCCTCTCCAAATTTTCAACCTGCTGGCCAGTATTTTTCATCTGTTCAGCAAGTTCTTTTTTCTTGATTTTAAGCAAATCAGACTCTTTGGCATTGTTCCCAAGAGCTGACCGCTCCAAATCATACTTGGCTTTGATTTTATCGGCAGAGTCCGCCAATCTATCTTGTTCAGTTTTCAGCGCAGACAGTTTTTCTTTGCGTTCCTGAGAAGCACGAGCAGATTGACTTGTAGCCTCACGTTCTTTATCTAAAGCCTGCTTAGTCTGTTCAATGGCATTCTTTAGGTATTCTTCATTACGTTTAGCATCCAGTAGCTTATTGGTCCACGTCTGAGTTTCCTTAGAGTTTTCACCAGTAGCCTTCGTGACTTCTTTTAATCCTTGCTCAACTAACCTAGTCTTCTCTTGGGCAATTGAGTATTCAGAGGTCAATTTATTCAGCTTTGACTCTAACTTATCAGTCTCGCTACCAGTCAGACGCATTTGCTCCTGTTGCAATCTAAATTCTTTATTCAACGACGTTATCTTGGAATTCATTTCTGATATTCCCTTGTTAAATTCTGAATTTAAGACCTTATAGGTTACCTTTACTTCGCTTTGCTTTGCCATTTGACCTCCTTCCTACTCACTATGCTTCCAAGCCTCGATAGCCACTTTCAGACTTGCCATCTCCTCAGCTTCTTGGATAGACATCCCTAACACCAACTGCATATCAATCCCAAAGACAAAAGAGTAATAGCCGATAACCTCATCCACCTCAACCTTTTCCCAGTTGATCCGAGGAGCACGACCATTACTCTTCCCTTTTTTCGTCTTCCTTTCAAACGCTAGTTGGATTTCTCCTTTTTTGGCTGACCATTCCCCTGCACAATTTGCTTATAAATACGTCCAGCAATTTGTAAATCGAAGACCACAGCTTTCTCAAATTCATCCTTTGGCATAGATCCACCAGCTGCACGATAAGCAACAAATGGAGCATTCTCCAAATCTTTGTCATTGATATTTGGGTTTCCTCCACCATTTTTCATTGCGGAAGCAAATGCATTTTGAGTAAGCAAACCCTCTTTTTTCGCCTTCTTCCAGTCATACAAACTAATAGGAGTCTGAATCTTGACAGACTCCCCATTCAACAATTTCAATTCAGTAATTTTTTCAGACATTACTTATCCCTCCTAAAGCTCTGCTTTCTTGACTAATGTTGGTGTGAAGGTCTTGTTCCAACCGCTTACCACATCCGTAGCAACATCATCGCCTTCAATTGCTTCATAATAGAAGAAGCCATTCTCATCTGCAAACGCAGAGAAAGTTGTTTCAATTTCCGCAATCTCTTCTTCGCCATTAGTAACATTGATTTTGAACGGACTGGTCCAAGAAATATTAGGAAAAGCAATCAGTTTATGGTTCTCTCGCCCCAAATCGTACATGTCCCATGTCAAAGCCCCAGAAGAAACCTTCGGCTTGCTCGTAAGACCATAGACACCTGTCTTCAACTTATCGTTGGTCAAGCCAAACACCTTCCGTAAAATAGCTACAGGCATGTGCATTGAGACAGTAGCGTTCAATTTTTGAATAACTGGGACTTCCTTGGTAACATTCCCCTCACACTTCTTAATGATCATCTTGCTTTCCGCCTCTACCGAGATAGACCCTGTACAACCTAGTCTTTCAGCCACCGTTAACTGACCACTGACCAATGGACGAAACTGTCCATTTGTGATTTCAAATTGTTCAAAATCTTGCAATACATCAAATACTTTTGACATTTCTTTCTCCTTATGTCGTTAATAATTCTTGCTGTACTCGGACCAGTTCGTCAATAACATAGTCCAAGATAATTTCTTCACGAGATGCCAAACCACGCTCAAAGAACGCTTGTGCAATTGGATTATGAGCTCCTCTTCCCTCATTAGGAAAGACAAGGTACCCAAATGACCCCTTATTCTTAGCAGCACCACCTTTAGCTACAACGTCAAATCCCAAATTAAACATCCGTTCTTTAAGTGGATTAGAATACTTAGCGTGCCTCTTCTCTCGTTTACTGACTGGCATAAAACCAATGATAGCTTGCATCACTTCCTTGGTTCCCCGAACAAGCAAGACACGATTGACAACTTCCTCCGACTTACTCGGAATCTTTGCCATAGCCTCAGCCAGTTTGGTAGAGCCAGAAAAATCAAGAGTAGCTTTATTTGCCATAAAACTACCTCTCTATTCGAATCAATTGGTGAAAATTAAGCGTCGTAGCCGTCACCTGCTCATCTGTATTAACCAAGTTACCCTTGTCAATTTCAGAGCTATCGAAAATCAACCGACAGTCTTTCAACCGCTCAATCAGACCAACATCATCAAAGCTAGCCCTCTCACGAGTAACAAACATAACTGTGAAAGCCCGCTTATATTGATTGGCATGGGTACCAGGACTCAACCCACCGTCGTCAGAGTACAGAAAGAAGGACGGGTTGTCTGCAACCTCGTCCCTTCCCATATCTAACCCAAAGCAAGGAAAACCTGTCCCACGAATCACCTCGACAATCCTACTTAGATCCAGAGGTTTGGATATAATTTCCGCCATCCCAGTACCCTACCTTTCTCAGAAATAGATACATATACTCCTGCCGATTATCAACATCCACCGACTCAACCGCGAAAAGTTCATCCTTTATCCGAACTTTATGCGATTTCTGGAAGTCCTGCACATAGTAACATTGGACCTTGATATCTACTGCAGATAGATTTGACACCAGGTAGCTATCATACTTGGCTACAATAGACTTGTAACCAAAGTACAATCTCCCCCGAGTCGTCAACTCTTCACCGATTTTCTTAGCCGTATTCTTGTCACGCTTGGTGGTCAAATCTCCATATTCAAGCAGTCCATCATTGAGTGGTTGATAATCACCTTGTTTACTCATTACCCTTCCTCCTCAGTCTCCTCACACCATTTTCATGTTGGAGACGCAATAACTGTCTTCTGTAATCTTCCTCGAACATTGAAGTATTCCCAGACCAAGCCCTACGACAGTAGGCTTTCAGCAGTATCCTAGGCAAGCCAGATACAGAGTAGTCTGACTCGCCACAGATACCATCGATATAGGCTATCCCTTCTTCGATGTATTCCTTAATCTCGCTATCTTGACTTTCCCACGTCACACGCAAGTGCAACTTAATTGGTCCAAGAAGCTTACTACTCAAATCTTCGCTCACCTAGACACCTCCAGCTACTCTGCAACAGTCAATAAAGCAATCAAATCAGACTTCTTAGCTGTCTTGTCAAATTCAATACCTTTTTCCGTCAGTAACTCCTTGATTTCATCCGTCTTCAACTTGCTATAGTCTATTTCAGCTTCACTTTCATCCAATACCTTGACAAATGCACGCTTTTCACTATTTTCACCTAAGAGGACTTCGAGGCGTTCGGCATCCACCTCGAAGACATCCCCAACAGCACGGTCAATCTGAGCGACCTTATCGAAAAATTCTTCCGTTACTTCAACCTTAATCAATTCCATGTTTTATTCCCCTTTCCCTAAATAGACACATTAGGATTGATAGTATCTTCTTTTACAATAGCAGCTGGACCTTCCAAGCCTGGAATAGTTGCACCATCAATGTTTGCAATATCAGCTACAAAGAAAGCATTTTCGTTTTTTGCAATCCCTTTAGCAAAGAATTGAGCGATATGTAAATCAAGGTTTTGAAGTGCCAACGTTTCACGATATTCATGGATTTCGATATTTCCTGCTACAACCATCAAGTAGTTATATGGTACCCCGAAAACAAGCTTGTTCTCAGGGACGGAATGCGTTGGAATAATCGTTTCACCTGTAGGCAACTGAGTTGTCACCCAAACGCCTGCGTCTGTACGAAAGGCCAGTTTTGGAAAAACCTTTGCCCAATAACTCATCGGGTTTACAAACATGGCCACTTGCCCGTTGTCCATCTTAGCCTTAGCAAGTGCAGCTCGGATTCCTGCTAGTGTTTTAGGTGTCAAATCAGAGAGTACAATTGGTTCTTTCTCAGGATATACACCACCTGAATCTCCAGACAATTTACGCATCATACCTAGAGGTTCTTCCTTACCAGTACCATTCATAATCCCTTCTTCGATAGCAGCAATCATTACTTCTTGCAAGAATGTAACAACATAACTTGCTAACCATGATGGTCCGAGTTTGTAGTATCCTTTTGGAACAGCAATATAACCAGACAGTTGTGATTGAGAAATGTCCAAACGCTTGAATGAATCCAAGAGGATCTGTTGGATGTCGGCTGGGATGGCTCCCCAAAAAGCACGTTTCTTAGTAGAATCACCGTAGATAAATGCAGTTTTTACATCTCCCACCTGCATGTCAATTAAGGACAACATCGGATGTTCTTGCTGAAGATTACGATAAATGTCCTCAATAATCGTTTCTGGGAAAGTCTGATCCAATCCTGTGATTTTCTGCTTTTCTACAGCCTTGCTGAAAAATTTACGTTCAGCGGATGTCAATTTCCGACGAAGTCCACGTTCGGCAAGGATAGCTTCATCTTGCACACCTTCCTGAAACTCCGCAGCAGCAGCCTTAACTTGTTCAGACACATTAGCCTCCAAACCTGTAACAAAGTTTTCAAAGGCTTGTTTCTGCTCCTGTTCGTTATCTGTTCGCAAAGCAGCAAACAATTGTTCGCGAGCCTCAGCAAAGTTTGTTTTCAAATCATTATTGATTAATGGCATAGTTGTTATTCTCCTTTATTTTGTGTAAATAAAAAGGCAAAGCGTTCAATATTTCGCTTTCCCTTATCCTCATGTTCATCAGTCCCATACTTAGCCATAAGGCTATCTAGGACATTGGTTTCAGCGTCATTAGACACTTCTTCTGGCTCATCTTCGCCATAAATACCATCAGCAAGCCCCAAGGTAACTGCTTCATCAGCCGTGAGGAAAGTCTCCTCATCAAGAAGAGCTTTCAACTCCTCTCTGTCGCCCTTAAAACGCTTAAGGTAGGTCTCTTCAACAGATACCTGGGCCTTGTCCAAATCGTCAGCCACCTTACGCAATTCCTTGGCATTGCCATAGGCAAATGTCCATGGATTGTGAATCATCAACTGCGTATCTTTTGGCATCAAAATCTTGTCAGCACCCATAGCAATGATAGATGCGGCACTTGCAGCCAAACCATCAATAATCACCGTCACAGTCTCATCACGCTGACTAAAGAAATTCTTGATTGCAATTCCCTCAAACATATCACCACCGTAAGAATTGATATGTACTTCAATTTCATTTCCTTGGAAACCTGCCAAAGCATTGCGAACATCCTTGAAGTTAATCCCTTCCCAGTAACCACCAACAGTACCGTGTAGGTATAATACAGCCTTATCGTCATTTGAGACAGATGCCTCAAATTTAAACGGAATTTGTTTTGTCACTAGTTTCCTTTTCTCCTTTCTTTTGATTATCACCAGAGCCATCAGCCCTAGCATAGTTTAACGATACAAAGTATTGATTGGCCCACGGCTCATCAATCGGCTCTTCTCCCAGTTTATCCCTCAATTCGTTTGTACTGAGAGCACCGATTCGGAATAATGCTTCCCCAGCCGACGCAAATTTCTCTGCGCTGTAAACTAGGATTGTATTCGTTTGTATCTTAAATTTTGAGCCAACAGCCAGATGTTTCTTACCGTATAGCTTGCGATTAATTTCCGTTTCAATCGCATCAGCCCACGGACGTACACCGAAATTGACAAAGTTATCACGAATCGCCTCCGCATCTGCTACATCCCCCTTCATGATTCCACGAGGAATCGAGAAAGCGTCAGCGGCATAGTGGACAACGTCCATGATGACATCGGAAATATCACGAGTGGTTACTGCCCCACTTTTAGTATTAGCACTGGTCTGAACGAGACTAGATATTTCAAGCCCTTCTTCTAAAGGAGTGATTGAGTCTTCATCAGAAAGTACAGCAGCAAACCGCTTCTCATACATCTCATCCATGATAAGATCGTATTCCGTTGTCTCGTTACCTTCATCATCTACCTCAACTACATCCTTTCCGTATTTCTGGTCAAACAAGGTACCAATATTCAGACCAAGTTTCAAAGCGTTTCCCCTATTGTAATTGCGAATCGCTCCACCAATCAACTTCCCATATTCCGAGTACAGGTCATCCAAGTAACCTTTTGCCTTAGAATCATTCATGGTAAAGTGCAAAACATCTTCTTCCTGATAGACCGCATTCAACTGCAGTCCACCAGCAACCGTGATGTTCTTGTAAACATTTTGACGAAAGGCTTTCTTGTCAATTTCAAAGCTCTCCGCAAGAATGAACTCACCATTGTGCATCAAAACCAAAGCACCATCTGAGTTCTTGACCATCTGACCTATTAAAGCAGCAAGAAATTCATTCTGAGTCTGATTTTGGTTTGGCTCATAATTAAACCGATACCAAATATCCCCCTTCTGAATCTTACCTTTGTTGTAAGTCTCATAGTTTGCCAAAGACAAAGCATTGGCTATCTTGTCAATACACATCTGCAGAGCAAATTCCATAAACTGCACTCGCTGACCAGACCGACGAACCGCCGCCTCCAACTCCTTACGACTAACCTTCTTCACAGTACCATCGCGGGCGAAAAAACCAAAGAAATTATTTAACCACCCCAACTGGACCACCTCCTTTTCTAATCAGTGACTTACTTACGCTTGTACCAGGGACGCTTCAATCGTTCGACTTCTTTTTCTAACTTCTCAATCCGTTTCAAATGAGCCGAAAATTCAGCGTTAGTGCTTTCAGCATTCTTGCAACAACACTTCTCCAACTCTTCGAAACGCTCATCAGTACGAAATTGCAGCTCAAACAACCGCTCCACTTTCCCATTTAGATAATCAAGCGTCTTCCAAATCAAAACAAATGGACGATATTTTTTCTTAATTCTCTTAGACATATAAAACTCCTATCGTGTAAAACTACGCAATCTGCGATTGATTTTTACAATCTTCTTCTCCAACTGTTCCTCAATTGACATCGCATGAATCAAAGCCATAAAACCATCTGTCTTCCTCCTCTCTGGATCAATCTTTTTGTAAGTCTTATTCCCTTTACCATCAACATCAACATAGACATTATTTGTGTACCACCGCATCATACGGTCTTCTCCAAATGCAATCTCATGATTCGCAAACATCATGTCAACTGTAGGGGCAAGCCTTGAGTGAGTAATAGCTCCACTACGAACCACTTCTATAGGCAATCCAGCATTTTCAAACGCTTCTTTGACTGGTGCCTTTCGGAAATCATCCATCGCTATATTGACAATCTTGTACTTCTCAGCCATCTTCACAAACCAATCAGCCACATATTTAGGATCCATAACCTTTCCAGGAACTATCGTAACCAGTCCCTCATGTTGTGGAATTGTAAAATCCATCTTAAAATCTTGGATTTTCAAAGCCTCTGAGACAATAAAAGTATGATGTAACCAATACCGCATCTTCCCTCGTCTAAACAAGAGACCTACACCGATAAAGTCCCGAACATCCGCATAGTCAATTGCACCTACACACTCCATCCCTTCCAAATCATCTGGTAACGGTCTGCTTGCTGCCACAATATCATCCCACTCAGCTACTGCATGAGTCGTATCTTCTAGTGGGAAGTTGCATCGCTTAGTAATAAAGTCTAGGAATAACTCCTTGCTACGTAGAGCACGCTTGTAGGCTTTCCTGTACTCTTTCAGCAATGTTGGCAAGTATGGCAACATCGGATTAGCCTTTATCCAAGCAAGCTCATCTTCCCATTCCTCAAACGCATCAATCTTAGCCAAAATCGGTAACATCCCAGCACGATAGTCGCAAGTTGAAAGAATATCCCTAGCAGTCTGCTTGTAATCATCCAGTACCGCACCACGAACCTTACCATCCGTCGTTAGATACATCACAGAAGCATCCGCAACCTTACCAAGAGCGTTGATGTAGACATTGATATTGTCATAATTCAAATACTCATGTAATTCATCAAAGATAACCAAACCAGGACGAAGACCGTCCTTGGTCCGTGCATTTGAGGTGTGGTATTTAATCTTAGACCTAGATTTGATAAAAGTAATTAAGGTCTGGGAAAACTTGTAAGCCTTCTGCAAAACAGCATGGTCTTTAATCGTATTGTAAACATCATCAAATGATGTCTTAGCCTGAGCTTCGCTATTGGCAACAATATCCACATTGTACTCGCGAATACCGTTTCGATTGCTAGTTTTAAAAAAAGCCTCATCCGAAGCAATACTGTTCTTACCAAATCCACGAGCACATAATAAAAACAGCTCGGGAAATACCAAACTGTCATCGCTCTTCCAACGGATAGCGTTAACTGCCGCATGAATAAATCGTTGCGGAGGCTGTAGCTTATATGGGCGATATTTGTTGATAAAATCAACAACACTATCAGCCTTTTTTACATCAACATAAATTTCTGGATCAGAAATGGCAGCAATTACCAAATCCGCCATCTGCTTAATTTCCTTACAGACAGGATATTTCTCTGTAACGATATCTCTCAACCAGTCGTCAATGTGGGGAGTTCCGCTGGTAAAATTAAATGTCTTCGCCATCCTCGGACTTCAATTCCTTAGCTTCGATTCCTAATTTTTCAAGCATAACCATCATCTGCTTATTGACGTTGACTTGGAGAGATACGGAATCATTTTTCTTACCATCAATACGTATGCCATTCAACTTTATATCCTGTCTTAAAAGTTGAGATGTCTCCCACAGGGAAATATACTGCTCAACTAAATCTTTAAATGGATCCTCATATTTTTTACGCTCCTGCAAAATGCGAATCAGCTTGATTCGTAAATCATCACGAGACTTAACATATTTTTTCTGAGACACCAAAGGGCGTTCCCAGTCAAATTCTGGGTATTCTAAAAAACCAGCCATATTTCTCCTTTCATGTGAGTTTTTTTGTTCTTGATAAAATTTCGCTAGATATCTTTTCCGAGGTACCCCTTCCCGTTGCACGTTTCCCCTTTAGAAAAGCCATTTGGTTTGACCCGGGGGCTTACCACTGCTCCTCATTGTCAAATTTGCGACGATGATAGCTGCTAAGTTTTTCTGGGTGCTCTCGGTTGTGGCATGGATTGCACAAACATTCTGTGTTGTCTAGTTCTAATGCTAACTCTGGATGCTGTCGCACTTCCTTCTTGTGGTGTACCATGTCTGCTGGTGTGTATCGACCTGCTCGCATACAACGTTGGCATTCGTTGTTGTCCCTCTGCCTACGCACCTTTCGAATGATTCGCCATTCCTTGGTCCAATAGAACTCTTTGACTTTGTCAGTTCTGATTAGCTCGACCAACCAGTCAAGTATTTCTGATGTCATCAGATTCATTTGATTAGCCCTTGATTTGCAAGCCATTCCTCTGTGAGTATCTGTTGGATCTTGGTCGTAAGCTCTGGATTGAGTTGTCCAACCTGTATTCCAAGATTGTCCAATAGCTTCGCGTTGTGTTCTGAAGATAACACTTGACGCATGAGACCGGTAAACAATGCTGCGATTTCTGAATTGGTCAGTCGGTTGATTGCGATGACATCATAGAAGTGTTGATTGATTTCGTCTAGCGACTGCTTATTTTGATTCAGATAGTCTGAGATTTTCTTTTCTGCTATCGTGTTCAAACTAGGTCCTCTTTCTTATTTTTTTTGTATCAAATTATGCAAAGTTTTACTAATTCTATTTCATTTTTTTGTTTTTAGAAATCGCTTGGTATCAATGGTTTTTAGGGTTAAAAAATAAAAATGCAAGGTCATCGTAAAAACTTTGCTATATACTTGATAAATTTTAGAGATTGAGCTTGTCTACTGTTTTATCTTCAGAGTCGCGAGTCACTCCGATATACGCCAATGTGGTCGATTCTTTTTGATGATTAAGCAGTTTCATGATGTCTCCTACAGTTTTATTTCCTTGTGTTGTGAAAATTTGGAATCCGAAAGTTTTCCGCATAGAATGCGTACCAATCTCTGGTATTCCAAGGAAGTTAGCGGCAGATGTGATAATTCTCCACGCTTGCGATTCGCTCATCTTCCTGTTTTGCTTGAAGCTTCCAGGGAATAAGTAATCCTCGTTTTTTAACTTTGTTACACCGAGATAGTTCCTTATTGCTTTTTTCAAGCTTGAGTTCATCTTCCGGTCAGTAAATTTCCCGGTCTTTTCATCGAAATGTTTGATTCGCCAGCCTGTGACATCCTTAACTTTAAGATCGCGGATATCCCCCATTCGCAGGCCTGAGTTGATACCAGTAACAAATAAAGTATAATTTCGCAGTCTAAGTATAGGATTCTTTGCGCTGTCGTGCATTAAGTAATCCTTCATTCGCTGGATATCTTTACGATCACGAATTGGTTGTTTAGTTGCCACTGGTTCACCTCCTTTACAAAATTAAAAAGCCACACTTGCTTGTGCGACTTTTTAATGCGATAAACCACGACTCGAACGTTATGACCTAAAACGGACCTCCCCTTATCGCATACATTAAGTTATGATACAAATATAACACATTGTTTTTGTCACTTCTATACGTTTTTGTGACAAGATTACATCAAAAGTATTTTGGCTAAAGTGTCCAATATAACTTCACGTCGTCTATAAATTTGTTTTCGGTGCTTATAAAGATAGCCAGTATCTCCATTTTGCATAATATACAAAATTTGAACCCAATCGTACTTTGTATGTTCTCCCCAACGCAAATGAAAGATTTTCTTATCATCTGGTTCGAGTGCATCAAGTAATTTTGAAATTGCTGTTTGAAACTCTTCCAATTTTAGAATCACTGGATCACTAGCGTATGTAATGGCTAGGTTTTCGGATGTATTGCATAAAGTGCCACTTCTGCTAGCTCCCGAATCATCTATGTCTGGTATGGTTAAATTTTTAATTGCATAAAGCCTTTCTAGTTCGTGTCTCCGTTCTCCAATAAGCCTATCTATTTTTAGGTACTTAGCTTCAAGTTCAAATTCAAGAAAATCACGTCTAGTCTTGATTGCTGTCTTCTTTGTCAAACTGTTCCTCCCATCTTCTTAATGCCTCAGCAATGTTCTCAGCGAAATAGCCTATGACTGTCCAAATCTCCTGTACCACTTGACTAATTGCATCAGCAATTGCTTCTAGCTGTTCAGGACTTAGTTTGCCCAGTTCCTGTTCCAACTGTTCCAGTTCTCGTTGTTGTGCCTGTTTAGCTTTTTTCTTCTTGATTCTTTTGTTCATGCTTCTTGTAGGTCTCCCAAGCTCCCATGATGATAGCGATTAGCACGACCAGTAGGAATGCAATCACAATCATTGCTGCTAAAAATTTAATAATTTCAAGTAAAATCATAGTTCCTCCTATCGTAGAAGCCAGGTAATATACCCACATACCAAAATCAAAATGATTGAGTCTGGAATGTTTCCGTTGGCTTCACCTAAATAATTTACTTCTAAAAATTTCCATATCCAGTCAATCACAATCAAGTGAAAGAAGAATGTTAAGACTGGTTGATATTCGCCAAATAAAATAACTCTCATCTCGCACTCCATTTCCGTCTATTCGCTTTTCTGGACATAGCAGAGCTGAGCACCTGTTCCCATACCTGTCTGCCGATAGCAGCAAAAAGCTGATGGTTCTGCTGTTTGAGAAAATCAATCTTCTCTTCCTGCTCATGCCATTCATTCATCAGACGCATGTTGTCCTTGACTAATTGTTCTTCAAAAGTTTCAAAATGTGCCACAAGCTTCCCCTCCCCTAAAACGGCAATCCGTCATCACTAATATCCATCGGCTGACCGCTCATTCCTGGTGGCATCTGCTCTTCGATGGTTGTATGATTAGCAGTGTTATCACGCTTTTCAAGCACTTGGAAACTTTCAGCTACAACTTCGGTCACATAGACCCGTTGGCCTTGTTGGTTATCGTAACTTCTGGTCTGGATTCGTCCAGTAATGGCAATCAGATGACCTTTCTTGGTCCAATTAGCCAGATTTTCGGCCTGCTGACGCCACATCACACAATTAATAAAGTCAGCTTCACGCTCTCCTGTCGATTGATTTTTAAAATTGCGGTTAACCGCCAAAGTAAAAGTCGCAACGGCTTGATTAGACGGTGTATAACGTAGCTCTACATCCCTCGTCAATCTACCGACCAATACAACATTGTTGATCATCTATTATCTCCTCTCCCACGGCATGCTTTGATGACTGTAATACGGATACAAAATACGTATCTTGCCACGTTGTGCTAGTACTTTAGATTTTGTATCTTTAGTTTGCTCGTACAGCTCGTCTATTTTATCCAACATGCGTTGTCGCGGTGGTCGTCCGTCTAGCCATTTGTAGACAGATGGAGCCGTCACACCCATTTCGGTCGCAAATTGGTCCCTCGTCCATCCTGTCTTTTGTAGGATGTATTTGATTTTATCTGCTGTGGTCATCTACCACACCCCCTCGATTTCCAGACGATTGTCTGATAAAAGATTAAACTCAAAGCCAATTTGACAATCCGACGAAAGACGAACCAACCCAGTTTCCAAATCTACTAATTCGTACAAAACTGGATAAACGTTGGCTATCGTTAAAACAACCTCTTTGTCCTCGTCGTACATCTGCAATTCTTTGATTAGTTCTTTAACGGTCATCCCAATTCCTCCAACGCTACCCACCGAAATTGTGAGTATTTTTTAGCTTCTTCTTGGGTGCATTTGTAAGCTAAATCCAGTATTATTTTTGAGTCACTTGAAGGTTTAATCATAAAGCCTAATTCTGACAAGTAAACAAAATGATACACAGCAAACCTCGGCTCTGGCACATCGACCAGTAGCACGCCTAGTTTTTCGTTAGTCATTGGTTGCCTCCTCCAATTCCGGATTCTCATAGATGTTGCCAGATAGAAAAACCGTACAATTTTCCAAACAGTCAAACAAACTATCCCAAGTTTCTTTTCCCGTTTTGATATCCAACAGTTTCCAACAACCATCTCTATACACAATTCTAGCTTTTCCCGTATCTTCAAATTCATCAAAATAAGTCCAAAAAATTACATCATCTTCAAATAACTCATCTTCGGAAAATGTGCTAAACAGCCCTGTGGATTGCATGAGGACTGCATTGTCAATAGACACTGCTCGTGATGATGTATGTCCCATTGGGACGAATACAGTCAAATTATCATCAATTCCACTCCAATCTAGACTAAGTACAGGGTGCATTGTTTCTTCTGCTTCAACCCACGCCCTAAATTTTGGTACTACCATTCTTCTCCTCTTTCTACGCGTTCGACCAAGCATTCGCCACAATACCCTGTCTGAAAGATATTGCCATAGTCCAATGTGCCCTCTTTGTACTTGCACCCGCATTCTTCGCAACTCTCAATTTTCGGTATCATTTTCTGCCTCCTCGCTTAAATATTGGATTTTTCTTTTCAAGCTCTTTCTGCTTATGATAGTCATTTTCTTTCCACATAACTCCGTCCGGTCTGTTTATAGGATATGGTAGATAAATGTTTTCCTTCATCACTCCACCTCTGATTTTTCAAAATAAAATTTACCATCAAATTGCTTAATCACTACAATGCCATACTGCATCCCTAATCTTGCAATAAACGGTTGGGCAACCCTCTCGTGCAGAGATAATAACTTCTCACGAAAATCATCTAGTGTATGGGTCGACTTATAGAAATTGCATTGGTAGCAAGCTGGCATATAATTGTCAATATGGTCACATCCGCCTCTATAGTGCGGATGCAAGTGGTCCACTCTCAATGACTTTAAATCCAACACCTTTCCACAATACGCACAATGATTATTGTATTTTGATAAGACTTGTTGTCGCATTTTTTTTGAGATAGATTTTCTACCAACCATCACTCCACCTCCACGACCTTCACACCGTCGCAATCAAACACCCAACCAAAGCCAGTTTCTTCTAACTCCTTTTTTGTAAAATGTCCATCTTTTTCAGCGTGGTGAGAAAACTTGATTACAATTGCTACTTTGCTGCTGCCATTTGGATGATTTTTGTACAACCGTTGGCCTGTTGGAAATTCCACCGTGTACAACTTCTCCTGCTCGATTTCCACAGCATCTGGACCATTTAAGATAAGCGTTGCGAGTGCCAGTTCGCGTTGTCGGTTGGTAGCCTCATCATTACCATACAGCCATGTTTCCAATTCGTTCAAACGTGGAAATTTTTCTCTAGTCGACTGATAGTAAAAGTCACCCAGCAATTCAACCAACGAATAGCCGTAATCTTTGAATGTGTTATAATACTCAACTGCAACTTGAGACACCACCACCTTCTGCGGTTCGGGGATTTGGTCAATTAGTTCAAAAGTGTTATCCAAAAAACTTCTGACATCTGTATATAACGCCTCTGCTTGTTCTTCAAGTTCCTGTTTATTCATCTGTTTCCTCCGTTTGGTAGTTATACTCTTCTATAAGTCTAATCAGGACATCTGTACCATCTCCTTTGAGTGCTTCAACTTCCTCATCCGATAACTCTTGCTCACTTAACCAAGCAGAGAAATCAACAACATTGGCTACACTGTATTCCCAGTAGTCGCCCCAATCCCAATAGTAAGTATCGTGTGTTACTTGAGTTCCGTCCGGAAATTCTAAAATCATGTATGGATTGTCTGCGACACCATAACTAAAACAAAGTTCGCATGTGCCGAATTGAGTTTCTTTTGGCTCGCAACCAATATCAATTACTTTAATGCCTTTCATCTGTTTCCTCCAAAAAATCATATATCGTCATCTGCTCCACCCTCTCAAAATAAACTGGGCTGGTAGCTAGACAACATCTGCTCTTTTGCCTTTTTGTAAAAATCCTTCTTGATTTCAAAACCATAGGCTGACCGATTCATCTCGATTGCTGCCCGAAGTGTGCTTCCACTACCTGCTACGGGGTCAATGACAACATCGCCCTCATCCGTAAAGATTTCAATCAACCGTTTCAGCACAGGAATCGGCTTCTGCGTTGGGTGGATAACTGGATATGAGCTATCCTTTTCCCACGGCGCATGATTGAGTATCATAGCACCGTTGTTGTTAAATTTCGGTAGCTTATCACGATACAATACCGCAGCCTCTTCCACTGCACCCACAATCTTCATGTTCGCTTTCAAGACTTGCGGGCTAGATTTCTTGGTAAAATATAGCGGATAGGCATTGTTAAAGCCATGCTTCTTGCCACACTCGATAACCATATCTCGCTGTTGCCAGGCATGAAATACAATCATTGCTGGCGCCTTACCCTTTTCTTTAGGCTCTTTCTTCAACAACCGACTGCAAAAATCAAAGAAATTATTAATCTTAAAATCATTATCTGTATCAAAGAATGACTTTCCTGCCAACTTACTTTCCCCATTAGCATTATCGCCGTCCTTATACCATCTAGGGTCACTAGCATAAGCATTATTGCCGAGATTGTACGGAATATCTGCAATAATCAATTGAGCCCTAGGAATGTTATACCGCTTCGCGTTTTCAAAATGGTCATTAAAAAGTTCAAATTTCAACTAATCTCCTCCCCCTCGCATCGCTCGTTCTCTTTATATAGGCTGGCGACTTGTAAAAGTGTATCGTTGATACCTTCACACCAAACTTATCTGCCAACTCCTTCGCTGTACCGATTGCCAGTAGCTTATCGCCTTTATAGAGAGCGTACTCTTTTTCTGGCACTACCATCAACTACCTCCATATCTGGTACGATGATATTCCTCGGCCATACGATCCAGCTCGGCTACAAAATCATCACCAGGCAAAGCCATCAAGCGAGCCTTTTCAGACATACGTAGCGGATAATTCGCTACCTGCCAATCCTCCAGCATCTTCAATCTCGAAAATCCCTCCATCAGCTCTCAACCTCCTTCACCAAAAAATAACAATCACAAGCATCATAATCCACCCGCTTCACATCATCCGAACCACTAGTCCGAAAGACTGGGCGTTGAATAGCCGAGTAGGAATAGATGTGCCAGTAGATAGCCTGCTTGACATCTTCCTTGGTTTCGTATACACCTATCGGAAAGATCCAGCCACCATTCACAACGAAATCCAGCTTGTACATTCAGTCCTCCTCAATCAAATAAAAATTCCCGTAATCTTTCAATGCCCTAGAAACATGGATTGCAGCCGCACGACTAGCAAACCGCATAGCTTGTCGCTCATTGCCATAAAAAATATCAATTCCCGTACAGCTGACCTTTACTTCTCTGATAAACGGTCTATCCTGCTTTGAACCATGTTTAAGTTTCACCATTTTCCATAGCCTCCAGTTCCGCATAAATATCTGCCAACTTAGCCTGTCCCTCGACAGTTTGTTGGCTTGCTAAAACTTTTTCAGCCCATTCTGGCACAGGTTCATCTTTTTCGTTAGCTAACATTCTAGCCTTCAAAGCCTGCATCCGTTGTATAGCTTCCTCCGAATTATCCTGCTCCATTTCTTCCAAGGCCCAGTCAGGAATGTTGGTCTTTTTAGGCTGTGAAGTATTTCCATTTTGAAAAGAACTGCTTTTCCTATCGACAAAATTCCTTTGCTCCTCGTCCTGTTGGACAATGGTCTTAATATCATTCTGGGTCCAGTTCTTCAAAATCGCATTGACATAACCAAAGTTGCGCTTAGCATTATCTGCTGCTCTATCAATAGCTCTCTTGACAAGTGCAGGTTCTAGTTTATCAATATCTAAGTAGTCTTTTAACTTCTCATACTGATAACCATCCAAAGCCCCAATTCTTTGTTGGTAATAGTCGAAAATATTTAATTCAGTAGCGGTTTTAACAATATCTACTTCTGACTCTATCTCTTTCTCTATATCTATCTCTTGTTCTAACTTTAACTCTATCTCTAACTCTGTTGGACAGTTGTTGGACACCTGTTGGACATTGTCCAATTTTGGAGTTTTTCTTTGTTCGCGTTTGTACCTTGCCCAATCTGTTTCCTGCTCCATCAAAGCTGGAACTTGCAACATTTCAGCGTTATGCTCGTCATCTACTTGAATCAATCCTGCTTGTTTAAAATAACCGATTGTCATCTGGATTTCTTCTTCCTCGACATCCAATTTGACAGCAAGCTCTTTTTCCAGGCTTGGCAAAGTTCCCTCGTAGTATAAGACCCCTTCTGTCGATAGAGATTCAAGCATGAGCATTTGGTAAATCAATACAATATCTTTTCCTCCTGGCACTCTTTTCAATGCATGCTTAATAGCTAGGTTTTTGAAGAAGTTTTGGTCAAGTTTTAACCAAAAAAACACTTTTTTCTTTTTTTTCATTCTCTCTCCTCCCACATCTCAGCATTTACACCTTTATTAAACAAATCCTGCTGATAAATTCTAGCCTTATGCCAAGTATCAAACGACTGTTTTTGGTAAAATCTATAACCACGCTTAGTCTTGGTTTTCTTTGCAACAATCCAAACCATAGCTAGACCTCACGTTCTGCCAATAGTTCAGCCTGGCACTTGTTGACACTTTCTAAGTAATCAATCCGTCGGTTTAGTTGGTCAATAAGTCTAGCTTGCCCTATACACTCTTGATTTTTCAGCAAGGCCAGTTTCTTGTATTCCTTGGCAGTATGCCGTGCAGTAGCAAGCTCACGTTCCAACTCATGTTGGCTTTTAGGAATGTAGTCATCTTCATCCACGCTCAAAAACTTCTTTATCATGTTCCAAAATTTCATATCATCCTCCGTAGTAGGTCCGAATTTGCAAGTATCTCAAATTCCGTTCTGGTTGCTTTTTTTCAGGCTCTTTGACCTCTATTTCAATCTTCATTGGCTTCCTGATCAGCCAGATTAAGATTGGGGTCAAAATAGCAATAAATGCTAAACCTTGCTCAGTTGTCAACATCAATTCTTCTGTCATATCCTCTCCTATGCCAAAACTTGCCAATTATCACGTAGCCAGACACGAACGGCATCCCTTGGAATGCGAATACTCCCGTTTTCATTTCTGATTACAGGCATGCCTTTTGAAATGAGATATTTCAAAAATGGATCACCAATTTTCAACCACTTCTTAAACTCAGTTTGGGTCATGATTGGCGGATAGGTATTGTCAGGGTCAAACATTTCTGACTTTTCAGCCCATGCCATAGTCATGATGTTTTCCATCTTTTCTTTAAAAAAGCTTTCAAAATCAATCATAATATGTTACACTTTCTTTGTATGTTTATATTTGGGCCTGATTGCCGTCAGGCTTTTTTGTTTACTATCCAACACGTCTATCCTCGATAACATTTTCTAGGTGTCCCTTGTATGTATTAATAAATATATTTGAAATTTCATAATACATACTTCTAGCTATTTCGACATCTCTACCATCCAACTCCCTAACATTTTTTGCTCCAAACATTAAGCAAACAAGTTTTCTGATGAGTGTTTCTGGATCAGCATATAACGACGGTTTAGTGAACATAAAACCATCTCCCCAACGGCTTCTCTCATGTACAAGTTCTGTAAGAGATATGTGATAAGCAGGCGGTCTTTTCGACTGTTCCTGTACATACTGAACAATCTCTGGGTATTCTCTATTTATTTCTGCAACTCTTTTATCAATAATAGCTAGGTCTTTAAAAACAGAATTATTTGCTTGTGAGGTAATTTTTTTAGCCACCTCTTTAGCAATCAACTCCTCTAGTTCATTTTTGTTTATTGTTATTGTTTCTGTATTCATTGTGATATAATACCTTTATATAGTTTTTCATTGAGCCTGATTGCCGTCAGGCTTTTTGTGTTGTATTCCAGTAGGTTTCCAAGTTAACCGACAAGATTGCTGCTAGGTTTTTCTTCTCTGTTTCAATCTGTCGCCTGTATGGTGCCAACCCATCCAATCTCTCCTGCTCTGACTTAGGCAGGTAATATCCATTTGGCTTAGTCTTCTTTGCTACTATCGGATGATTAAAATTAACCCGCAAGCTTTCAATCACTTCTTCCAAGCTACGCTTTGAAATACTGAATATTAGCCGTAGTTCACTCGCTTGGATTGGCAAGTCGTAACTAGCATTATTTTTGATAGCATTGAGAACTTTGATTTCCAAGTCATTCATTTCCCTAGATACTGTCATGCCGCTTCCTTTCTGATTTTTCCTAATGCCAACACAGTCTCACACACATCTAGCCCCTCGAGGCTATCAACTATCAGTTGACTGAGCTGGTAGTTTTTCTTTTGCCAGTTGGCAATCAATTTACTTTCCATGTTCTCTCTTCCTTTCCAATCTTGTTCCCCTCCCCTATCCATGCTATAATTTAGCTATCAACACGGAAAGGAGGATAATCATGGATAATGAAGTTCTAGCAGAATTGAGATTGTTAGTAGTTGATTTGAGGGAGAAGACATCTGGACTGCACTCCGTATTAGTAAACAACACAGAAAAACAAACATTAGAAGTTTCCATCAGCCTCAATGAACTACATAATCAATACACTGCACTCAAACTTTTTCTATCTATCTACCGCGAGTATGGACACTATGAGATTACTTCTCTAATTTCATTTTTTGAGAGATACTACCACGAACTCAAAAGCACGTACATACACAACGATAGGAATACTTCATGGCTGGTTAGTGAATACAACAATTTTGATGAACAAGCAGAAATTGTTGTGAAAATGCTCACTTCAGCTATGAATTGATTTACTCTCCCAGCACAATCTTGTGTTGGGATTTTTCATTGTCAATATATTTATCTGCCTTTCTTCTAACTCGGCTCGCTACCATCTCACACAACACAGCATTTTCAGCTGTAAGGTCAGGATACTTATCAAAACGAAAAGCTCTGCTTTCCAACTCAGCTAAAGTATCGCAATCCGTCAATAGAGATTGAAATGCAGATTCCGCAACACTATCAATACTCTTGTTAATAGCTTCAATATCAGATAAGAAATTCTTTGTTAGTCTTTCCATCCCCTCACCTCCTCCTAATCTTCTTCCACCATATTTTGTACTTCCACAACCTCTACATGAGCCTGCTTGACTATCAAATCTTTAGAAGCACAGTAGCGAATTAAGATGCTCACTGCCTCGCCAATTTTCAAATCATGCTCATTAGCAAAATCTACAACATACTCATACGCGTCCGATTCGATACGGACCACTTTTTCAGCTATTTTCATTTATTTCCCCTCAAAACTTCTCCCAAGGATTTTCAATTCCCAAGACAGTAGCAACATTTTGTTTTACATTATCACTACCTTTTCCGTAGCGTAACAACTCAGAAATGACCGAACTAGACACGTTAACACTTTGAGCTAATTCAGATTGCTTCATGTCAAGTTCAATCAATCGAGTTTTAATCAGAGCTTTGATTTCTTTTAACTCTTTGCTCATGGTGACCTCCTTTTATTATTTTTGCTAAAAAGTTAGCGAACTTCTTGACAATTTTAAATAAATGATTTAAAATCAAAGCATAGAGAAAAGACCTACTAAAAAGTAAGGTTTACCTAGAAAAACAGACGCCAATCAGTTTCATTAGGCTTTATTTTTTAGTCGTCTTGTTCGCTAACTCTTTAGCTTACGTATTTAATTTTAAATCATTTATTTAACTTTGTCAACAATTTTAATTAAATAATTTAAAATATTTTTTCGTATGCTTAGAAAGGTTGTTAAATCAATGTTTCTGACATTTGAACGGATTAAGGAACTTGCAAAAAAACAAGGTTTATCTCTAAATGCCCTTGAAGAAAAACTTGGTTATAGTCGTAATACACTTTATTCACTAAAAAAACAAAAGGCTAGTACCGAGAGAATGCAAGAAATTGCTGACTATTTCAATGTTTCTTTGGACTATCTCCTCGGCAGAACAGATAACCCACGAATTGCAGATGACCAGAAGTTCTACTTTGAGGGACAAGAAGTGGATGTTGAGGAACTAGCTGGCACTGCCATGCGTTTCAATGGTAAACCACTGACCGACAAGGACAAGAGAGCTATTCAGCGAATCATTGAAGGTTTCTTATTATCTCAAGAGGAGTAATTTCCTATGACAGTTAGAGAGCTTTGTCAAAAGTTCCAGATTAGACTACATATCTTTGAAGATGATGAATACGAGGATGAAGCTTTCTATATACCTGGACTACAAACTATGTTCATCAGCAGCAATATCACTGAAGACGAACGAGTAAAAGTGGCCTTGCATGAATTGGGTCACAAAGGGCATTTACCACATCTCTACGAAATATTTCGTGAGAAATACGAGATGCAAGCAAACAGAAATATGATTCATCATCTACTCAAAGCAGAAATGGAAAATTGTGAAGATTATTCACATTTTAACTATCTAATCTTTATGGAGAAGTATAAACTGAAAACCATAGCTGATGAGGCTATGGTTAAGGAAGAGTATTTAAATTTAGTTGGCTAAAAATACGTGCAAATGCTGATCCACGTTAAAAGCTGCGATAGGAGATTCTCATGGAAAAGAAAAGTGAGAAAAAAGCGTTAGGCATTATTGCCATTGTTTTAGGTGTTATTGCATTGCTTGGTTCTTGGGTTCCAATCATCAATAACATTTCATTCTTCTTTGGGCTACTTGCTCTGTTGTTTGGTGCTATTGGGCTTTTTGTAAACCGCAAAAATTCAAAGACTCTAACAATCGTTGGTACAGCACTAGCTGTAGTTTCGATGGCAATTGTACTAATCACTCAATCAATGTACAGTAAAGCTATTGACGACGCAAGCAAAGCTGTCGAAACTGCTGTAAGCGAAGTTGAAACATCTATGTCATCTTCTCAAGCAGCGGTTGATGAAAACTTCAAATGGACAAAAGCTGACTTTGATGCTCTTGTAGTTGGTGAAAGCCTGTCTGGTGTTGGTGGTGCAAACTTGGACGAAATCATCGCTAAATTTGGTGAGCCACAAACTTCATCAGAATCATCTTCCGAAAACTATACAACAAAATACGTTGACTACAATACAATGGGTGGAACAGAATACAAGAGTGTGTCACTACAATTTGTGCAACAAGAAGATGGTTCTTGGTTGCTATCTTACAAACATTCAAGCGGGATTGAATAATTTGTAAAAATAAAAAAGCCCTACGCTCAACTTTGGACGGTCCGAGCGTAAGGCGATGTGGATAGTTAGAAACCTGCTTTGCAGTAGGTCTCTTTACTATACCCATTTTATCAAATTTGAAAGGGTAAATCAATGGTATCTTATAGAAAACGTAGTAACGGGTGGGAGTACCGGATATCATATAAAAAACCAGATGGCACCTACGGCACTCTTCCAAAGGGTGGATTTAAGACCAAAGCTGATGCTGTCATTGCTGCTTCCCAAGCTCAAATCGACCTAGAGAATAATGTTATAGTCGATAAGAACATAACTCTCGCAGATTATTTTGATCAGTGGGCCACGGTACACAAGAAACCTCACATAGATCCAGTCACATTCGAAAAGTACGAGTTTACCCACAAAAAAATCTTAGAATACTTCCCTGATGTCAAGATGCATAAAATCACCCCTACAAGCTACCAGAATGTGCTGAACTTAATGGCTGATAGGATTTGTCCACTCAACCATTAAACTCTTCAACCAGCACGTCAGAGGAGCCCTCAAAGTAGCAGTCTATGAAGGAACCTTGAAGAAGGATTTTACAACCCTGGCCAAAGTACATTCCAATGTTGATTCTAAGGACGAGGCAAACAAGTTTATTGAATTGGAAGAGTACCTGGAACTAATAGCTCACTCCAGAAAAAATATCAAGCACCAGTCCCACTTCTTCATCTACCTGGTATCCAAAACAGGACTACGACCTGCAGAGGCTCAAGGACTGACTACGGATGATATGTATGACATGCTAGAATTAGACATCAATAAGACCTACAAGATTAGCGGTAAGAATAAAGGCTGGAAGGGGACCAAGAATAAACAATCAAAACGTAGAGTCCCATTTGATAGTGATGTTTGGGAAGCCTACCAAGAATATCTCCAAACAGGCTACATAGACAACCCAGAAAAACGGCTTTTTATCAGAGCCTCTGACACAGCTATTAAAAAGGTTATCAGGAAGAGAGTCAGCAACCAGTTAGCAACACCGCACAGCCTTCGACATACCTATGTCAGCTATCTCAAACACAAAGGAATAGACATCCTAACCATCTCCAAACTGATTGGCCATAAAGATGTATTAGAAACACTCAAGACCTACACCCATCTATTCCAAGACCAGAAAGAAGATGACTTTGAGAAAATCAGACAACTATTCTAAAACTTTTTGGACAATTTTTGGACAAGATACAAAAAAAGCCCGATTTGACGGGCTTTTTAAGGTGGTTCTAATCCACCCTGAGGGAATCGAACCCCCATCTCAAGAACCGGAATCTTACGTGATATCCATTACACTAAGGGTGGAAAGGAAAAACTTGCACAAGGCAAGTTTTTATATGAATTACAATTCAATGTCACCGAAAAGGTCAGCCATTGAGAAACCAGATTGAGTTTCTGGCAATTCGTAATCACGTTTTTCTTCACGTTTTTGACGACGTGGACGTGGAGCACGTTTTTCAGCTTTTTCTTCACCTTCAACTGCTGCTGGACGCTCTTCCAAAGCTTTGATAGAAAGTGATACACGCTCATCAGCTGCGTTTACTTCAAGAACTTTAACAGTTACTTCTTGACCTACTGACAAAGCGTCTTTTGGATTTTCAACACGTTTGTGTGAAATTTGTGAAATGTGTACCAAACCATCGATACCTGGCAATACTTCAACGAAAGCACCGAAGTCAGTCAAGCGTTTTACTTTACCTTCGATTACATCACCAGCTGCCAATTTTTGCTCAACACCATCCCATGGACCAGGCTGTGTAGCTTTCAATGACAATGATACGCGACCTTCAACTTCGTCGATTGCAAGAACTTTAACTTCAACTTCTTCACCAACTGTTACAGCTGATTTAGGAGATACGTTACGCTCGTGAGACAATTCAGTCAAGTGTACCAAACCATCTACACCACCAAGGTCGATGAATGCACCGAAGCTTGTGATACGTGCAACTTTACCAGTCACAACTTCACCAACTGCCAATTTACCGAATACTTCAGCACGTGCAGCTGCAGCTTCTGCTTCAACAACGTCACGACGTGACAAAATGAAACGGTTCTCAGCAGGATCAACTTCTTTGATTTTGGCATCAAACTCTTGACCTACAAAACGCTCAGTGTTACGAGTGAAACGGCTGTCGATCATTGAAGCTGGGATGAAACCACGAAGACCTTCAAATTCAACTGCAAGACCACCTTTAACGGCACGAGTTACTTTAACTGTAACAACTTCTTCTTCACGACCAACAAGCTTGTCCCATGCTTTACGTGCTTCCAAACGTTTTTTAGATACAAGATAAGTAACAGTGTCTGTATCTTTACCAACAACTTGGCGAAGTACTAACAATTCAAGTGTTTCACCAACTTTTACAAGGTCGTTGATATCAGCATCACGGTCGTTAGTCAACTCACGAAGAGTCAATACGCCTTCAACACCAGTACCTGAGATAGCTACGTTTGCTTGACCAGCATCAACGGTCAATACTTCTGCAGTTACCACATCACCAGGTGTAACTTCGCTTACACTGTTCAACAAATCTTCAAATTCGTTCATTATAAAAAAACCTCCGACAATCAGGTCTTTCGACCCAACATAAAATATATTTTATTTAAGGCACACGCAAGGACAACAACAATTAGACATCTTTGACGAACTAGACTATATCTAGTACCTTTACTGGGGTAGCTGGATTCGAACCAACGCATGAGGGAGTCAAAGTCCCTTGCCTTACCGCTTGGCGATACCCCAAAAATAGATACAATTCATTTATTTACTAATCACAAGAAATTGAACTCGATATTAATTTCTTAGGAAAATAGATAGCCTTCCTTGAGTGTTAACATTCAGCGTCAGTCTCCTAATTTTCTACAGAAATTTCTGATAAACCAGAACATCTCTCGTATCTTAGTTGAACACGGACTAAAATCCTAGTGAAAAAGATAAACTTCCTTGTGTGTTTAGCACACTACATCAGTTTCCTATTTTCATACGGATTTCTTAACGTCCTTTGTATCCTGTTCAATGGAGAGAGAGGGATTCGAACCCCCGAACCCGAAGGAGCGGATTTACAGTCCGCCGCGTTTAGCCTCTTCGCTATCTCTCCGTGCACTAACAGTCACTATTCTAACATAAAATAGCGACTATTACAAGCCTTTTAGTGACTTAAATTATAATTTTCAATAATATTTCCGACTGCTTTTTCTAATTTTTTGTAAAAGCTTTCGGTGTTTCCATTTTTTATAACTGCAAAGTTATTTTCAGCCAATTCTGCAATTTCTCCAATTACTTTTTTACCTATAACAAGGCGGTAGCCAGGGAACTCTTCTCTATTGACAAGAACTTTGCTATCTTCAATCTGAATTTCAATTTTTTTATCTTTTTTACTCAT